CCGCTGTTGCCCCGCTGTTGCCCCGAGATCCGGTTCGGCGTTGCCCCGCTTGACTTCGGATATGTCCTGATATTTAGCGTAATTACAAATGGTTATGATGGATTGACCTTGCCCCGCAGAGTGGCCCGGCGTTGCCCCGTTTTTTGAACGCGTTTCGATCATGCCTTCGGAGCGAAGATCGGCGATGAACCGATCAACGCGGCTCTTGGACCAGCCCCACTTGTCCGCAAGGAAGCGCTGGGAAAATGTCAGTTCCCCGCGCTGAAGCTCCACCGCTTCGCCCTTGATGCGCGAGCGAGACGCTTTCCAGCATGCGTTTTCGATCAGCCATACCCAGGCGTCGGCGCGCGAGAACTCACCCTTGAAGATCGGGTTGTCTCGCCATCCGCGGTGCAGGCAGATCCAGCCCTCGCTCACGCGCGCCTCCATTCCTCGAGGGGCTTTGCGCCCTTCGATCGGTTGCAAGGCGCGCAGGCGACACACAGGTTCTCAGGATCATTGCTGCCGCCGTTCGCGACGGCGAGAATATGGTCGATCTCGAAGGGGCCGTTGGTGTCATCGCAATAGGTGCACTTGGCGCCATCGCGCAGCATCACAGCTAGGCGAACCTTTGCGGGGATGGGGTCCCGCTCGGCTCCGAACACCGGCCGGGCGCGGCCGCCCAGGATCATGGGCGAGGAAGCGATTCCTGGACCGTTGCCTTCCATCGCGGCCAGATCGAAGGTCGTGCGGTCAAGGATCGTTACAGTGACCTGCCTGCCGTCCTGAAGCATCGAGATCATTCCATGCTTCGCGAAGTAGGCGATGCAGCGCTTGGCCGACAGTTTGTTCCAGCCCATGTGTGCGATGAAGGTAGGCCAGGTGAAAGAGATGGTCCCGCAGTCGCCATCCCAGCGGGCATAAGCGACCAGCCAAAACCATGCGCCAAAGCGATCCGCGTTGTTCAACGCGGGATGCTCAAGAGCACAGCGGTTCATGGCGATAAAGCCGCTCACTGGTCGGCGCCTCCGACACGGATCACGAACTCGCCGGTGCGGGTTGAGGCGAACTCCACTGTCGGCGTGGCGAAATGCTTGTCGTCGATGCCAAGGGCTTGAGCGATGCCATCCTGATAGGCCTTCACTGCCGCCACCACGTTGTCCTTGTCGGGCAGCGGGCCGGTGCGCTTGGCGTGGACGATGATGTGCAGGCCGATGGTCTCGCTCGGAGTGAACGACGCGCGCTGCTGGAGCGCCAGCCCCCAGGCCATCGTCTTGTGCGACTTGACCTTGCGGGCCTTGGCGTGCGGGCTGCGGGTGCGGCCGTTCGGCCAGAGCAGCTTGTCTGGGTATGGGAGGCGCAAGATCACGGGCGCACCGCCATCCGTCCGGCGCGCTCGGCGGCGTCAAACACATAGGGGTGTGCCCGGTAGATGGCGCGCAGCAGGGACGCGCTGCCCTGATTGATCTTTGCAGCGCTTCCATCATCTGCGAAAATGGACGGCGCGCTGCTGAGGTGGCGGTACTTGCCGTTGCTGCGGCCCCGGCTTGCGGGAACCTCGCCTATGGCACGGAGGCGCCTCATTCTTTCCCGGCGCTCTCTCGCTCGATCGCGCTCGCAGGTCTTGCACTGGCTAAAACCCTTGGTGAAGCGGCTGTTTTCTTCGGTCTTCTCGTGACCGCAGCGGAAGGTTTTCACAGGGCGCTCCAGTCGATTTGTGGCTTGTCGATGCCGCGGGCGCGCATGTCGGCGCGCATCTGGTCGGCACGATCGCGGATGATCTTGCGGGCGGCGGCCCGGCGCTTCTCGGCGCCGTGGCTGGCGAGTTTCGATGCCGCGACCGGGGTGGTGGGCGGCACGGGCGCAGCGGCGCGGCGGAAGAGCCGGGCGAGCATCAGTCGATGCCCAGCGCGTTCTTGTAGGTGTCGAGGATCATGTCCGCTTCGCGGCGATCGTCGGGCTTCAACTTGCGGATCGCGACGATCTTGCGCATCGTCTTCGCGCAGTACCCGACGGCCTTGCCCTCGTTGTAGACGTCGCGGATATCGTCGCTGATGCCCTTCTTCTCGTCCTCCAGGCGCTCAACGCGCTCGATCAGCAGGCGCAGCCGGTCGTCGGCGGCGCGGTGCTCTTTGCGCTCGGTGCCGGGGATGGAGATCTGTGCAGAGTCGGACATGGTGGTTCTCCGTGGGGAGGGGGATTGGAAAATGCGGGTTCCGGTCAGGCCGCCGGGCGCAGCTTCGCGAGCTGAGCCTCGATCGCGTCGCGGGCGAGTTCGAGGGTGCTGCGGTTGGCGCGCACTTCCTCGTGGTCGACAACGCCGTCTTCCAGCGCGACCGACAGAGCGAGGGCGGCTTTCAGGATCGCGGACTGGCCAGCGTAATCGCAGTGGGCTCCGGGGCGGCTGCCCTCGACGAGATCGCGGATCGGGCCGATGAACCGGCCATTCCACTCCCGCCAGGCAGCGAGCAGGGAGAACCCCGACATGTCGGAGAAGTCGCCGTTGCAGTAGGCCTCGGCGCGGTCGCCGCTCTTGCCGATGACCCGGCCCATATCAGCATAGGTCAGGCCGTCCTCTTCCTTGATGGAAGCAAGGGTCTCGGAGATCTTGTCCCGAACAGACGACGCGGAAAACACCGGGCGGGCAGGGGTGGATGTGCGGTTCACGGTCAGATTACCTCACGCTCATGAGCGAAGTGGTTCAAATCGATGGAAAGACCCGCCCGGCCTTGGAGGGGGGTATGGGTTTCAGACCGGGCGGGCAGGGCCACGACCTCGCGGGCAGGGGCCTGCGGGGTGTGGGTTGGGAGATCGTGACCGGGGATGCGAAGGTCTTGCTCGAAGGCCTCGCGCTCTTTTTCGGTCAGGGGACGGATCTTGCGGAAGCGGATGGCCGCGTGACCCATGATGTCGTCGACGCCATCGAAGAAGAGGGCGATCTGAGGCCCGAACCTGACGTGCTCGCCGTGGCAAAGGTCGTTCACGCGGTAGATAGCGCCCTTGCGGATCAACCCCTGCCGAAGGTTCGTGTCATCGACGCAGAGCGCGAGGTCGCCGACCTGCCAGTCATCAGCCATTGCTCAGGCTCCCACGACTTCTGGATCGGTCTGGACGGACCCGACGCGGCGGCGTTCGAGCTCAGCGATGAGGTCGGCAGTGGACACGCTGTGGAGCAGTCCAACGTCTACGATCTCGATAGCGCGCGCTCGGTTCGGCGCCCGGCGGATATGCCCACGCTCTTCGAGAGCGGCGAGCAGGCGGTGGACGCCGCTCTTGGAAGCGATGCCAACGGCCGCCTTCATCTCATCGAAGCTGGGGGCTATTCCGCCCGTGCTCGCGAGATAGCTGCGAAGGTAAGCGAGAAGGTCGCTTTGCTTTGCGGTGAGGCCGATCATGCGGCGGCCTTCCGGCGAGCGGGCTTGTAGGTCCGCATGAACGACACGACCTTGTTAGCGTTCGCGAGAGAAAGAGAACGTCCGCCGCGCAGATGCTGCACAAGGGCACCGTCGCCCATGACCTCGCGGCCAAACCTCGTGTGCGCCATGCCAGTCCGAGCGAGAAAAGCCTCGACGGCGAGCAGCAGTTCTTGGTCCGTGATGATCTTCATGGAGAGCAGTTGTATCATAAATTCCCAACGCCTCAAGCCCTGATGTTGGGAATATATGAAATAGCCTCCCCGGCTGCCGCGTGGGATATTCCCAACATGGCAGACAAGATGGACAAGAAGGCAAGCGCGCAGCTTTCAGCGCTGACGATCGCGGCTCGCCTGGCCCAGAATCCACATCCGATCAGTGAACGTCAGTGGACCAAGGATGCGGAGGTCAGCCCCTCGTTCTTCTCAAACCTGCGGGGCACGCCCACGAAGCCGCCTAGCGACCCGAGCGTTGATCAGCTGCGCAAGATGCTGAGCGTTCGTGGATTGAATTTGGCTGAGTTCTTCCTGGAAGAGGCTCGCGGAAAACTGGTGCGGGTTCCGACCAAACAAGCCTTAGAGCAGGCTCTCGCCGACGTATGGGAAGGTTTGCCGAAAGGCAGAGACAGGCAGATCGCTTACGTCGCTGAAAATGTTCTACGCGCTCTTCAGCTTCCAGAAAACGAAGCCGCCAAGCCGGGCGAAGGCTTGAGCGATGATCTGGCCGCTCACGCAGGATAGTCTCCAGCTCGCGCTGCCACCACTCAAGAATGATGGATAGTCGCTGGCATTCCCGACCACAGGAAGTGACATCATCAGCCGCTCCGGCGGCATCACATCCCGTCATCGATTCGCCCTCCTTGTTCACGGTCTGTTCTATATACCATGGGGCGAGTGAGAACGGTATAGGATTTTTCCTACGCGAACCGATTTGGTTACGAAATTCCATGCTGACCTTGGTCAAGCGGCGAATCTCTTGCCCGAGAGCAGGGGATCTCGTAACTCTCTCTAACTTTGAAAGTCTGGTAGTCTGAAGGGGCTCATGAACGAACCAGAAAACTATTCGGCACCGGGGGACCTTGCCGCGCCAATCAGCCAGCGCCTCATGACACTCGACGAGATTTATCGAGCGACCGACTGGATCAATGAAAAGTCAACATCGAACAATGATGGCTGTCTGATATGCGGGAGCCCGCACAGCATAGTGCAACCTTCAATAGTGCACATGCCGGGCGGTCGCAGCCCCTACACAGGCGAGCCTGGCTGGGTTAATCCCACCATTGTGGTCGTCTGTCATTCATGCGGCTTTACGAGATATTTTAACGCAATCATTATGGGTATGGTCGACGAACATGGCGGGGATTACGGGGGCGTAGAGGATGCCTGAACCAATCACACACGAGCGCTGGGCGGGCAGGGCCGCGCAAGCACATGGGGAGCCGCCCTTGAAAGGTGGCGATGGTGATGGCACATCTGGCGGTATGGAAGCTCGCGTTGCAAAGCTTGAAGCAGACATGGACCACGTCAAGAAGGGCGTGGACAGGCTTATCTCCGGAACTGACGATATCAAAAAGTCCCTAGGGGACATTAAAGTCACTTTGGCCGGCATCGACGAGCGCACCAAACCGCTCCCGACAAAGTGGGATGTGTTTCTCATATTGGTTGCGACGCTAGGCGTTCTTGCGACCGTGGTCACGATCGCTGCACGCTTTTTGGCCAAATAGCAGGCCCGGTAAACCTTAAGTGAAAGCCCCGCTTCGGCGGGGTTTTTTGTGGCTTAACGCGGCCACCAGTCTATCAGAAGCCCTATGTTGGGAATTTATGATATTATCGCTTGACGTGTCATAAATTCCCAACGATAAAGACCCCATCAGCCCAGCAGTGAGCCGCAAGCGCAGACCTGCCGGGACCACCGATGGAGACCCCAATGGGCATTCATTCCCGTTTCACTGCTGAGGTTCGCCGCGCCGAGTGGCACGAAACCCCGGCTGTCCTGGCGGTAATCGCCAACATCGACATCTACGACCTGTTCCTGATCCGCCCGCGTCTGGTGATGGGTACGGATCAGCTCGTCATCACCGGATCGCCTGTCGAGGTTCTCGACCGCCTGCGCGCCGAGCATGCTTCGAACACCATGGGCAGCTTCGAGAACGCCGCCGACAAGCGCGCGTACATCGCAGCCATGGGTCCGGACGCTCGCGACGTTCTCGCTGACTGCTTCGGCGATCCTCACCAGTTCAACGGCTACTCGGAATACGAGGCTACCACGATGTGGCGGTGGGCGTTCGATGCCGGGAGGCTGGCAGCATGAGTGGCATCTTTGCCCCCTCGCCTGCGGATGAATCGTTCAAGGTTCTGCGTGTCATCAATAGCGAGCACGACCATAACCAAGTCAGCATCGAGAACGGCGATGGCTTCGCCTACGGCGAGTTTGACAAGCAGTATGTGCACCTGAGCGGTTACGCTGGCCCGCACAACCCTTGGATTTTTGCCGCCGCTCCCGAGCTGTTCGATGCGCTTGGCGATCTCTTGCAGGATGCTTGCGAGCTCAATGTCGCTACCGATGGCGTGAAAGGCCTGAGAAGCCAGCGCGCAGCCGTCTTGCGCTCTGCAAAGAAGGCGATCTCAGCTCTCGCCAAAGCTCGCGGGGAGGCCTCGGCATGACCCGTCTCGAAGAGGCCTCTGTCGCGCAGGCAGGCCAGTTGGGCAAGGTTCTCGGAATTCTCGAATGCCTCGTCGGAGCCATCCGCGAGCCTGAGACCAATCCCGTGCGTGGCGCCTACCTCAACTACATGTTGGGCCGGGCCGATGAGGCACTGGCCACCGGCCTGATCGCTGGCATGGACGAGGGGTGCGCCTGATGGTTGCGACCGTCCAGAAAAACTGCGGGGCTTGCGGCGACCTTATCACGGTTCGCCTCGCCGATCACAAGCGTGGTTGGGGCAAGTTCTGCAATAAGGCCTGCGCGGCGGCTCACAAGTGCGGCCAGCGACCGAGCGACGTGAACGTTGGTCATGCCAAGTTCTCGGAATGGGCGGCGGATCGCGTTGCTGATCTTGCCCGCCACCCCAACGGTAAGGCGCCGACCGCCCCGAGGATCAAGGATCAGCTTGGCCACAAGGTCAAGGTCAAGCCGATCTACCACAGCCCCGCCAACTGCCGAGATTGCGGCGAGGCAATCAATGGTCCCGGCCGCTGTGACGAATGCGAGTCGAAGCGTGAAGCTGACTACGCACTCGAAGAGGGCTGGGACGGCCACAAGGGGGCTTTCTGATGCGCTGGTTCATCATCCCCGCGCTCGCGATCGCCGCTGGTATCGCCGGTATCAACCTCTGGATCGAACACCTCGCCACCACGCAGCCGGACGCGCTCCGTTTCGCTGACGGGTTCTGGTTCACCGTGTGGGCGGTCCTCGGCGGCATGGCTTGGGCACCTTGCGCTGCCTACGCCGCCTACTGCTTCCTGCGCACCTTCGCCCGCCACACCGGGGAGGGCCAGTAATGTCGGCCCGCCGTGAACTGGCGATGCTCTTCGCCCTCTTCCTCATCGCTTCCGGCCTCGGCGCTCTCTGGGCGCTGATGACTGCCTGGCACTGACCTCAAGGACACGCACATGAACGCACAGACCAAGATTGAGGGCGGAACCGATATCGTCTCGCTCGTCAACGCCACGCCCGTCCTTGTGCTGACGGACAAGGCAAAGTTCAGCGAATTCTACGACGCCATGAAGGCGGAAACCGATGCGCTCGACGCCGACGTTTCGACCAAGAAGGGCCGCGATGCCATTGCCTCGATGGCCTACAAGGTCGCACGCACCAAGACCGCCATCGACGACGCAGGCAAGAAGCTGAACGAGGATGCGCGCGCCAAGATCAGCGCGGTCGATGAAGCGCGCCGGGCGATCCGTCAGCAGCTCGATACCCTCAAGGATCAGGTCCGTGCCCCGCTGACTGCATGGGAGGAGGCTGAGAAGGCCCGGCAGGAGATGGCTGGCGAAGAGATCGCCGGAATCCTCGCCGCCCAGCGCGTCGATGTCGAAGACACGTCCGCCACGATCCAAGCGCGCATCGATGGCTTGGATGCCCTCAAGCTCGACGCCGACGTGCACGGCGAGGGGATCGAGACCGCAAAACAGGTCCGTGGGACGGCGATCGACCTTCTGACTGCCGCTCTGGTTCGCGTACAGCGCGCCGAGGAAGAGCGGGCGGAACTTGACCGGCTCCGCGCCGCCGAGGCTGAGCGCGCTGAACGGGAGGCCGCCGAGAAGGCAGAGCGCGAGCGTGCCGAGGCCCAGCGCCACGCGGCAGAGCGGGCTGCGCAGGAAGCCGCTGAACGGGAGCAGGCCGAGAAGGAGCGCGTCGCCCGCGCTGAGCGAGAGGCCGAGGAGCGCGCCAAGGCCCAAGCCGAAGCAGCTGCCCGTGCCGAGCGTGAAGCCGCGGACCGTGCCCACGCCGACGCATTGGCAGCGGAACGCCGCCGCGCCGAGGCTGCCGAGCGCGCCGCTCAGGAAGAGCGCGACCGTATCGCCCGTGAGGAAGCTGCCCGCCGGGCCGAAGAACACCGCGTCGCCGCAGAGCGCGCCGCGCGCGAGGCCGACCGCGAGCACCGCTCGAAGATCATGAGCGCCGTGAAGGAAGCGATCATGCAGGCCGGGCCGGTCGATGAGGCTGCTGCCAAGGCCATCGTTCTCGCCCTCGTCGGCGGGAAAGTCCCCCACACCTCCGCGCAGTTCTGACTGCCAGACCGAAGGAACAAGCACCATGAACGCAGTTGCCACCAAGATCGAAGAGGGAGCCGCTATCGCCGACTTCGGCGCCAGCCTCCTCGACGTGATCTCTCGCGCCGCTCGGGACCCGGCGGTCGACATCGACAAGATGGAACGGCTGATCGCAATGCAGGAGCGTATCCAGGCGCGCGACGCCGAGCTGTCCTTCAACCGTGCGATGGTTTCGGCGCAGGCGGAAATGCGCCCGATCGCAGCCAACGCCTCGAACCCGCAGACCAAGAGCCGGTACGCCACCTATGACAAGCTCGACCGGGTTCTGCGCCCGATCTACACGCTGCACGGCTTCTCGCTGAGCTTCGACGAGGGCGAAAGCCCGAAGCCGGATCACGTCCGTGTCGTCTGCTACGTCTCCCACTCGGACGGCCACACCCGCACCTATCACCGCGATATGCCTGCCGACGGCAAGGGCGCGAAGGGTGGCGACGTGATGACCAAGACCCACGCCGCCGGTGCCGCTGGCTCCTACGGCGCGCGCTACCTGCTCAAGGGCATCTTCAACGTCTCGGTCGGCGAAGAGGACGACGATGGCAACGGCGCGTCCGGCTATCGCGGTCCGGTCGTCGTCAATGACGCTCAGTGGTCGGAGCTTATCACGCTCATCGAGAAGAGCGGAACCGACACCGGACGCTTCTGCGCGGCCTACAACATCCCCAGCGTCCGCGAACTCCCGGCGGCGGCATTCCCGCGCGCCCGAAAGCAACTGAACACGAAGCTCCAGAATGCGGAGGCCTCCAATGGTTGAGCAGCGCACCGACGAATGGTTCCAGCAGCGCGCGGGGAAGGTGACCGCCTCCCGCATCGGCGACCTGATGGCAAAGACGAAGACCGGCTTCGGTGCATCGCGCGCCAACTACATGGCCGAGCTGATCGCCGAGCGCCTGACCGGCGTGCCTAAGCAGGGCTTCACCAACGCTGCAATCCAGCATGGCGTTGATACCGAGCCACAGGCCCGCGCCATGTACGAAATGGAGACGGGGCGCAGCGTCGTCGAGACGGGCTTCCATGAGCACCCGGTGATCGCCGGGACCGGTGCGTCGCCCGACGGGCTTGTGGGGGAAGACGGTCTGGTCGAGATCAAGTGCCCGAACACCTCGACCCACATCGAGACCCTGCGGGGCGGCTCGATCGACCGCAAGTACCTGCTCCAGATGCACTGGCAGATGCTCTGCACGGGCCGGGATTGGTGCGATTTCGTCAGCTTCGATCCACGCATGCCTCCGGAAATGCAGCTGTTCGTCCAGCGGGTGCCCAAGGATGCCGAACTGGCCGAGGACATCACCGCTGCCGTGACCGTCTTCCTCGCCGAACTCAACACCATCGTGGCCGACCTTGAGGCCCGCTACATGATGAAGGACGCCGCATAATGGCTGGCTCTGTGAACAAGGTCATTCTCATCGGCCACCTCGGCGCCGATCCGGAATGCAAGTCCTTCCAGAACGGAGGCCGGATCGCAAACCTGCGTCTGGCGACTTCCGAGAGCTGGAAGGATCGCGCAACCGGTGAACGTAAGGACCGGACCGAATGGCACAGTGTCGTCATCGGTAGCGAGGGCCTCGTCGGCGTGGTCGAAAGATTCCTTCGCAAAGGCTCGAAAATCTACATCGAGGGGCAGCTCCGTACCCGCAAGTGGCAAGATCAGAACGGAAACGACCGCTATTCGACCGAGGTTTCGGTAGGAGGGCGCGGCGGCGTTCTCGTGATGCTCGACGGCGCCCAGGGGGGCAATGGCCAGCGCGACGGCGGGCAGGGCAGGCAGTCCGGGGATCGGGAGCTTTACAACTCCGGCCGCGGTGGCTGGCAGGACGGCGCGGGTGGTGGCTTCGGCAACGACCTCGACGACGATATTCCGTTCTGAGGGGCTGCGTCATGAAGATCGACATCCGCCCCCGCCGCCGCAACGCCGCCCGCCCGGCATGGAAGGTCGCTACCGCCTACAAGCAGTGGCTGCGCGGTCGCCCTTGCGCCTGCGCTGGCCGGAACCCGGAATGCGCTGGCCGCATCCAGGCCGCCCACACCCCCGACCCCGCCTCCAAGGGCATGGGCACCAAGGCCGACGACCACCTCTGCATTCCGCTTTCGGAAGGCTGTCACCTGCACACCCAGCACCGGATTGGTTGGCAGTCTTTCGCCAAGCAGTTCCTCCCCGGCACGATCGAGCAGGTGAGGACAGCCTACTGGACCGCCTGGAAGGGCGACAAGGGAGAGTTGGCATGAACGGGCAGACCTTGATCCTGGCGAACTCCGAAGTTCGCCGCCTCGCGCATCAGCTTATCGACCGGGCGCCGGAGCGGGCCGTGCTCAACATCCGCGAGGCAACCCGCTCGCTGGACCAGAACGCGAAGATGCACGCCATGCTGTCCGACATCAGCCGGGCAAAGCCGATGGGCCGCAACCTCAAGCCCGAGATCTGGAAGTGCCTGTTCCTCGACGCGATGGGTCACCAGGCGAACTGGGTTCCCTCGCTCGACGGCGATGGTGTCGTGAACACCGGCTTCCGTTCCTCCCGCCTCACCGTCGCCCAGATGAGCGACATGATCGAAAGCATGTACGCCTTCGGCGCCGAGCACGGTGTCGAATGGAGCGAACCCGCTGAAAGGCACGCCGCATGAGCACCACCACCTCCGATATCGCTGCGGGCGAATGGAAGAACATCCAAATCGCCATGCACCTCAAGGGCCGCCGTCGTGATCCGAAGTATTTCCCGGCGATCGGTGAAACCTGCCGCATGTCCGGACCGAACTGCGACGACGCAGAGGGCTATACCTGGTCCGAGGTCGAAGTGCTCTGGTCGGATGATCTGTTCGTGGTCACGCGCCACAAGGATTGCTGGCCAAACGTCACGAAGCATGAGTTGGCACTGTTCGAGCCTGCGGCCTGCCCACTCATGATCGAGGCGCGCAATGGAGTCGCATCTTGGCTTGAGGCAAATCCTGACAAGCAGGCGAAAGGTCGATGGACGCCAGAGATGGCGCGGTCGGGGCAGATGGATAACGATCCGTCCGTTTCACAATACCTCGCGGCCATTAAGCGTGGGATGGAGATTGCCCGCGCCGCCCCCTCTCAGATCGAGGAGGGGAAGGACAGTGGCTGAGAACAGCGCTATCGAGTGGACGCACCACACCTTCAACCCGTGGATAGGCTGCACCAAGGTCGGCCCCGGCTGCGACAACTGCTATGCTGCCGATCTCGCCACGGTGCGTCTCGGCGTGAAGTGGGGTGCTGGCGTTGATCGCCGTCATACCGCCGCGTCGACGTGGAAGCAGCCGCGCGCATGGAACCGGAAGGCAGAAGCCTCTGGCACCCGCTATCGCGTGTTCTGTGCTTCGCTGGCGGACGTGTTCGACAACGAAGTGCCTGCCGAGTGGCGCGCCGAGCTTTTCCAGCTGATCCGCGAGACTCCGCACCTCGATTGGCTGCTGGTGACGAAGCGCATCGGCAATGCGGCGAAGATGGCGGAGGCCGCTGGCGGATGGCCCGGCAATGTCTGGCTGGGCGCGACGGTCGTCAACCAGGTCGAGGCTGACCGTGATGTGGTCAAGCTACTTTCGACTAAGGGGCCGCGCTTCCATTTCCTGTCGATCGAGCCTCTGCTTGGGCCGCTCGAACTCTATCCCGAGGCGGATAGCACATATCAGATGCTCAGCGAATGGTATGGCCCCGATGGATTTGACGAGACGGGATCTCAGCCCCGCGTGACACGTCAGCGCGATCTCTTCCCGAAGATCGATTGGGTGATCGTCGGCGGCGAGAGCGGCCCGCACGCCCGGCCCATGCACCCTGACTGGGCTCGCAGCCTGCGCGACCAGTGCGCGGAGGCAGGCGTCCCTTTCCTGTTCAAGCAGTGGGGTGAATTCTCGGACTTCGACCACATCGGCATGGATTGGAACGACCTTCCCGACCGCATCCGTGGGCGACAGCAGTTCATCGACGGCAAGGCGATGGTCCAGATCGGCAAGAAGCGGGCCGGTCGCCTGCTCGATGGCGTCCAGCACGACGGCTATCCGGGTGACGCTCCCGCGAAAGCGATCGAAGCCCGCAGGGCCGAGACGGGAACCGGCTCGGTTCACGAGAGCGCGGTGCAGCAGGCATTCGCCCAGACTACCCCCGGAGACCCCGCATGAAGACCTTCACCGTAGAGGTGACCCAGGTAGTCACCGTCACGCAGGCGGATCGCGATCTCGCTGGATGGTTCACGCGCCGCATGGCTGGCGGTGGTCTGTACGACGAGCAGGCCGCCAAGCTGCTTGCCCAGCATCGGGAAAGCGCGTTGACCGACCTCACCGCCGCCTCCCAGCTTGAGCACTCCGGCCTCATCTCCCGCGAGAAGTACAATCACATCGTAGAGAACATCAGGGCTAGGGAAAGCATTCGGGGAGCGATGGCGTGATGCGTGTTGAACACATCGGGCGCGCTACGCTGTATCTGGGCCGATGCGAAGACGTGCTGCCAACAATCGAGCGGCCTGACGCTATCTTGAGCGACCCTCCGTATGGCCAAAAACTCAACACCAACGTCACCGGCAAGTCGGTTTCTGGCCGCAAGCCAGGCAGTGGAAGGCCCTATGCCATCTTGGACAAGCGCCGGAAGACTGCGGCGGGGATACATTCCACCGGCGTTGCTCGCCAGTTCCCGCAAGGTATCGCTGGAGACGACAAGCCATTCGATCCTGCGCACCTTTTGGAAGCCGCCGACAAATGGCTGCTCTGGGGTGCGCACAAGTTCGGGCAGCGTTTGCCGCGCGGGCGCACTTTGGTCTGGGATAAGGTGCCCACCGGCAAAGTACGCGATCAAGGCGATGGCGAAACTGCTCTCTGCAGCGTCAACCCTGATGCGGCTCTTCGCATCTACCGCTTGCTCTGGGATGGCGTATGCGTCGGTTCGGCTGCTCGCCACGAAGTGACTGCTGGACAGCAACGCGAACATCCCACTCAGAAGCCGGAAAGCCTTATGGCATGGTGCCTCAGATTCCTCGATCTCAAGCCCGACAGCCTGATCTGCGACCCTTACATGGGTGCTGGATCGACCGGGATGGCGGCCGTCAAGGCAGGCCACCGGTTCGTCGGAGTCGAGGTAGAGCCGATGTATTTCGATGCAGCCTGTCGCCGCATCAATGAGGCCCAGCGCCAAGGAGATCTATTCCTGGGGGGTGCAGCATGACCCCCCATAGCATCGCCCGCTGGCCTGCAATGAAAGGAGAGGGAGAGTGACGACGAAACCCTATTCCCCTGAGACCCTGGCTGAACGCTGGGGTTGCTCGTCGGAGAAGGTGCGACTTATGTGCCGGAGCGGAGAACTTTCGAGCTTCCGGCTCGGCAAGCTGATTCGCGTGCCAGCAACGGAAGTCGAGCGATACGAGTGTCAGAATATACCCTCACCCTCCACCGAGGGAAACTCGCCCTCACCTTCCGAGACGGAAACGGCAAATCGCGCCGAATTTCGACTGGTACGGCAGATAGGGGGCGGGCCGAAGCTATCGCCCGTGAGCTATGGCAACGGATAAGCGCGCCGGCCACCGAGCGAATCGGGGACCTATGGCCGCGCTATGTGGCCGACCGCAAGAAGGATGGCGTGATCTCGGAGCGCTACCGGGTCCATCAGCTCGCGCTGGAAAGCCATTTCTGGCATCGGATCGGGACGGTGATCGATCGCGAGGACTGCCGGGCTTATTACAAGGCGCGCAAGGATCTGGGCTACTCGGACAGCACGATTCGCACGGACCTCGCTTTGCTGCGTGCCTGCCTGCGCTGGAGATATGGGGACGAGGCGCCGAACATATGGCTTCCGCCCGCGTCGCCGTCACGAGAGCGGTGGCTGACGAAGGACGAGGCGCGAAAGATCGTCGATGCGGCGAAGTCGCCTCACATCAAGCTATTCATCATCCTTGGCCTGGCAACCGGCGCGCGCGGCAATGCGATCCTCGATCTGCAATGGTCTCGGGTCGATTTTCATCATGGAACGATCGACTATCGCCCGCCGGGCCGGGTGCAGACGAACAAGCGCCGAACGGTGGTGCCGATGAACGCCACGGCGCGCAAGGCGCTGCTGGAAGCGTACAAGGCGCGACAGACGGATTTCGTGATCGAGTACAACCGCGAATCGGTGAAGTCGGTCAAGAAGGCCATCGAGCGGCTTGCAAAGGCTACCAATATCAAGTTCTCGCCGCACGTCCTGCGGCATACCTGCGCGGTCTGGATGGCCCAGGCCGACGTGCCGATGCAGAAGATCAGCCAGTATCTCGGGCACACATCGCTGGCGATGACATCGGAGGTTTACGCCCGCTATTCGCCGTCTTTCATGGTCGATGCGGGGCAGGCTGCGGAGTTCTAAATGTACAATGGTACATCTGGAACATCGGCGAAGGCTTCAAAAATGGCGGAAAAGCTGGTGCCGCTTACGTGACTCGAACACGTGACCCCATCATTACGAATGATGTGCTCTACCAACTGAGCTAAAGCGGCTTGCCTTGATCGGACCGAATAAACCGGTCCCCGGGCAGGGGGCGCCTTTACCGGGGAGTGAGGCGGCGTGCAAGGGGCTTTCTTATCCATAATTCGATGGCATGGCATTCTCTGGCGAATCCCCGGATTTCAAAGCGCAGCTGATTGGTTGTGCTAGAGCTTTGGCGATCATGTCCTGACGCTTTCCGATCCGCTCGATGACTAGGCGGGGGCCTAACGGTTTCCGCAAAAGGACAAACACAGTTCTGGGGGATGAACCCCCAGACCCTCGCAATATCGGCTTCGAGCGAGGTCCTCTCGGCGGCATCTGGTGGATAGGGCTTTGCTCTCCTCCTCTCCCTTTGCGCGTTTGGTTCGTTTTAAACACCTCACGGTGGAATATTGAACGTATGTTCAGCATTTTTCATTGACTTCGCTTTCGCCACCCTCCAGCCAATGGCTAAGAAAGTGGGCGCTAGGGCCTGCGCGAGGGAGGAAAGAAGGC